TAAATTTCCACCAGGAGCGTCAACATCACGGAACTCTCCCGGCTGCAACGGTTGAGCTTCGTCTCTGACTCGGATGCCTCTTTGTTTGAATCCGGACGGGAGATTTGCTAACGTACCTGCGTCTAAGAGTTGTCTTAGAGCGGCTGTGGCAGTTCTTGATAAACCGCCGATCATGTGAATAAGCCCGAATCCGTAGAAGCCTAGTCCTGGTAAAAACTTAAAGTGTACAAAATAATCACGGCGCGCGCGTCGTGGGTCTTGTGCGTTGAAATTTCTTCTAATTGATAAAACAGTCGCTGTGTCTTCGTCAACTGTTACGATGTAAGGTAATTTTAATCCTGTTGCTTCTCCATTCTCATCAACATCTTGGAAGCCTTCTATATCTAAATCACAATGACATTCAAGCAATGTTATTACTTCGTCATTCGACGCGGTAACTCCTGAAATACGATCTTTTGCATCTGATACGTCTGTGTCAGATGGATCACTTGGTTGTAAATCAGTTTCTCTATAAAAACCACTTAGTTGGTATTTTAATAATTCGTTTCCTGACATACGAATAGTATGTGTGATTGTATCTGCATCTTCTAAACTTGTTGCTGTATAGGGTACAACTAAATCTTCTGCAGGAATAAATTTAGACACGCAACGTTGCAAAACAGAATCATAGTAAACTTTTTTAAATGTAGAACCTGCAAGAGGTAAATTAAATAACATCTGATCAAACTCTGGTTCGTATTCTTTCATCTCTACCATTAGTTGATAGTTCATAAATTCTTTTACACGCTCAGACTGATCTTCTTTTGCTTGATCTATTTTACCAATAATTTGTGTTCGCACTGGACCACCTGCAGGCAATAATTCTTTGTATGCTAGTGATTGAAATTGTGTAACTGCTTCTGCTAGTACAGGGTGTGTTGCACCTGAAGCACCTTGGAAAGGTTCTGATCTGTTTTCGTATTTAAAACCTAATAAGTCTAAACCTTTTGTGTAAGCATCTTCCCATTCTTGTCTTGATGATTTGTAATCATCATGGTCGTCTACAATCTGTGATCCTATTTCAACAAGTATAGAATCGTCTAATGCTTCTGCTAAATTCTCATCGTGGTTTTCTGAGCCAACACCTGCTATTGCTTGTGGGTCAAAATCAATCTCAACACCACCGTCTGCAGTCTCATTTATTTCCACAGGCTGTTGGTTTTCTTGTTGAGCCATCTTTTCTTGTATTGCTTGTATCTGACCTTGTTTGCTCGGAACATTTACTTTTGTTCTAATATTATTTGGTAGGTTAAATTTATTTGATTTTTCTATAGCCATTATGCTGTCCTTTGTCTAAATAATGAACCCATGCCAGTTGACATTGGTCCTGCTTGTGGTGGTACTAGGCCACCTTGTTTAAATCCGGGCTCCTCGGTCCGCGTTCTTTTTACAAAATCTTCTATTGCATTATCTACTTGCATCGTGGTTCCTCGAGTTGCGAATTCTTCAACGTTGCGAAGATCGGATACAACTTCATCCATTCCCATTGAATATTGTTCAAGGTCTGCTCCACCTTCGTGTCCTTTTCTAAACTCTCCAACAAAAAAGGATGGCTCATCTGTTACACTACTACCGTCTTCAAAATATCTTTTCATTGATGGCTCATACTCAAAACCAATTTGAGTGCCATCGTCTGCTGTAGTGTAAATATCTATTCGTCCTGTGTTTACATCTTCTACCATCTTATATTCAGTTTTACCATCCATGTATTTATACACTGCATTTACTTCACCTTTGTTTGGTGCTGCAGGTGATATTAAATTACCTTTTGTTTGTATTTTACTAACAAGTAATGGGAACCATGAAGGCATGCCTGGCGCTGACAATGTCTTCGCTGCTGTGATACCTGTTTTTGCTGCAGGCATTAAAGCTTTACCTCCAAGCAACGTAGCTATTCCACCTGCCATTGTTCCAAGAAAACCTCTTCTAGTTATAGGTAGTTTACCTTTGCCAGGAACATCTCCACCAGGTTCAAAGCCTATACGACCACCTTCTGCCATTTTAGGTTTGTTTGGATCAAACGGAAACAGGTCTAATATTTGATCTAAGTCCTCTAGTCCTTCGCCTGACATTGCATCTAATGTTTTTTTGTTTAGTTTTTCTAGTTCTATTGCTTTGTCAAACTCTCCTACCTCAATAAGTTCTGCTATTTTTCTTTCGTTTGCTGCAACTTGCCTAGCCATCTTTGCAGCTAACTCTGTTAATTGTGTTTTGTCTAAATTTTCTAAATTTTTTCTTACTTCCATTGTTTCGTCTACAAACTTATCTGTTCTTAACGAATCAACATCATCTGGAGTTAAGTCTTCTACTGCTTTTCCAAAAAACTCATCAGGTGGATCTTCAGTTGCTATAATTCGTTTTGCTTTTTCTTTTGAAGCCGCGGGCGATTGAATAATGCCTTTTTCAGGGTCAAAGCTAGCTTTACCTATGCCTTGTTCTTCAAGAAATTTTTTAATATCTGCATCGTCAGGATTGGTTAAGGATGTTAGGCCCTCTTTCTTTTTAGAAGCGCTTCTTATATCGACAATGTTGTCTGTATCAATATTTTTCCCAATCTCTTCTATCTCTTCTAAAAACCCTATAGCATCGTCGCTGCTATAACCCAAATTATTATCTAGGTATGCTTTAATCATATCATCATCTTCCGCGGTTGCTCTTTTAGGTGAGCCGGGAGGATATGCTTCGTTCATTTTTTCTAAAACAGCAGCTTTTGCTCTATCTATATTTAATCCTGTTTTTTCTGATACAAATGCAATAGAACGATCTGCTCCTTCAAACATAGTTGCAGACATACGTTGCTCTCTGTCGATGACAGTTGTTGCTTCACCAGAAGTTTTTTCTGCCTTAAATATTTTCTCTTCTATCTTTCTAAGTTCTGCTATTTGATCGTCTATTTTTTTATTGCCTTTTAAAACTGATTCATTCGCCTCAGTTAACATTTGTACAATTTCATTTTTAGCTTCGTTATTGAGACCTTTTGTTTTACCTGTTCTGGTCAATAACGTTTTTATAAAGTCTAATAAAAATTTCATTAATAGTACGTCCTTTGTTGTGATGGCAATTCTTCATCCTCGTAGTCTTCTGGATGGTCAACAAAGCCACCTTGTCTAAATCTCATTACGGCTTGAGTCATACTATCCACTAGGTCATCGTGTTCCCCTAACGGAAATGCAGCGCATTCCTCAATCACTTCCTCTGCCCATTTTGTTTCCGGTGCCCAAATCATGCCTGATTCGAACAATGGAGCTACAGAGTTTATCCTAGTATGTTTATCATTTCCTTTACTAGGTGTAAAGTTAATAACTGGTATACCCAGCTTACGCAATTCATACGTCAATGGCAAGCCCGAAGCTTTAGCTTCTATTATCACTGTTTCTGGCTTCCAATAGTCATATTGTTCTTTTGCAACGCGTCTAAGCTCTGGGAACTCATATCTATCTTTAATCATGTCAACTAATATTAGCTGTGGTGGATCATCTTCACTAGGTTTAAATACACCCCATGTAGTTATGGCGCTGTAATCAGCAGTTTCTTTTTTCATAAACGCTGTATCGTAACTTTGTATAACATGCATTAATGGAGGTAAACTTTCTTTCTCCCACGGCTTCCACCACTCACGTTTTATAATACTGCCTTCTGCTGCTGTCGGATTTTGTTGGTATTGTGCATTCCATTTTAATATACTTACGGATGCTTTCACCGCTTCTAACTCTTCTAGCTTCCAATATCCAGGCCACACCGGTTTACCGCTGGGTAAGATTGCAGGAAACTCAATTACTTCCCATTGGTCTGCTTTGGGTTCTGCTTGCGCTTTCATTAACTTTCCCGTCAGGTCTGCGACATTCCAACGAGTCATCACCACTATTATTCTGCCGCCAGGTTGTAAACGTTGACGAGGTCCAGATGTGTACCACTCATAAACTCTATCATAACTGGCCATGTTCATTGCGTCCTGTTCCGAATGCGGGTCATCAATAATCAATAAATCCGCTCCACGGCCCGTGATACTTCCTCCAACACCCGCTGCATAATATTCACCGCCCTGGTCCGTTTCCCACTTACCAGCGGCTTTTGAATCTTCTCTAAGTCTTGTGTTAAAGACATTTTTAAATTCTTCCTGTTCCATCAGCGTTTTTGCTTTACGACCAAATCGTACTGCAAGCTCAGCGTTATTAGTTGCTTGGATTATTTTTAGATCAGGTTTGTTACCGATCATCCATGCAGGTAAATAGTTAGATGCAAACTCAGACTTTGTATGTCTTGGT